GCACAAACTGCATGGGAAAAAGTAATCAAAGTAGCAGGCACTTATGGTTATGACAATGGAAAGGAGCATTTAGAGGGGATAACCTTACAAGCTGCAAAACCTATATGGTCATCGTTCGACCCTAGAATGGGCCATGAATACAATGAGGCAAGTTGCAGGGCACAGTTTATTAAATGCTATGAGCAATTAATAGATCGTGAGAAACACCGCCAAAGAATGGCTAATGCAATAAAGGATAATCACTTATTATTGAAAGCACGAGAAAAGGCAGAACATGATAAGGCTTTGATAAGTACGGGTCAAAAGCAAATTGAAATGACACGTACAGGCAACTTGGTGGAAGCAGCCAAAGAACCAGTAGACGTAACAGACATAATCAACAAAAGCAAAATATCTGATAAAGGGAAAGCGTTGTTAAAACAGGCAATAGGGGGATAGATGAAACAAAAACCAAAGGAATTTGAAGTGAGTTGTAAAGTATCGTTCGATGTTAGTTTTACAGTATTGGCAACCAGCGAAGAACAAGCTAGAGTGAAGATTGATAACCTACTTGAAATCATGCGTGATGAAGCAACAGTCGATTGCCACATTCACCCTAGCTACGATGTGTATGTAGATGACTGCAAGGCTAAACTTAACCAGCTTAGTTGTTGGTAAGGGGGATAAATGCTAAGAAAAAAACACAAAATGGCAATCCTAATCGAAATACCACTCAATGTGGAAACTGAGCAGGAAGCAACAGAGCAAATGTCAATGTTAATGAAAGCGAACGCAAAAGAGTTTGAGTGTATGCATGACATGATAAGAACATACAAAGGCAAGATTAATATTGAAAGGAAATTGATTTAATGAATAGTGTACAAATTCTAGGCAATCTAGCACGTGATCCAGAATTACGTTTTACAAAAACAGGTAGAGCCGTAGCGACTTTCACAGTCGCAGCGACTAATACATATATTGACTCTACAACCAATGAAACAAAAGAACAAACTGCTTTCATCAATTGCGTAGCATGGGGCAAGACTGGGGAAGCCGTTGGTAATTGCAAGAAAGGAGAGCGACTACTTGTAAATGGCCGTATTCAAACTCGGTCATACGATACGCAAGATGGGCAGAAACGCTATGTTACCGAAGTGGTAGCCGATTTTGTTGGTAGAAAGCTTGATAGCGATTTTGATACTACTAGTAACTTTGACAGTTTTGAACAACCGCAAAACGAAAACATTCCATTTTAGGTGATCAAATGGCTTATAAACATAAAGATTGCGTTAATAACTGGATAGTTAGTAAAAAGAAACATCCACGATATGTGCAACTAATGAAGTCATTACAATTATTGTTTGGACTATTTCAAGAGGCAAAACATGTAGACTTTATAAATGTTGTGTATGGAGAGGATGCAGATTGTTATGAGGCTGCATTTCATAGGATAAAAGCATATTACAAAAAATATCCAAAGTTAAAAAAACGAAAGATGCCAAGGATAAATGGTGATTGCGATATGTATGACATACCACCAAGCCAGTTATAAAGGAGTGAGTATTAATATTGAATGCACCATGTAAAGGGTGTACATTCCGAGAAGTAGGGTGTCATGTTAGATGCCCTATGTATCGAATGTATAAGAAACACAAAGAAAAGGAAATGAAGTGTAATGTGATGCGCAACGATACCGATACATACATAGTTAGCAATGCAAAGAAAATTAGACATAAAATGCGTAAAGCTAAATATGGATGTAACGTAAATGATTAGAGGTAACGATGAAAATAGAATTATTTAACGATAATTTCCAAAACTTTAAACGATATGGAATACCAAAGGCACAGTTGGTAATTGCAGATATTCCATATAATCTAGGCAACAATGCCTATGCCAGTAATCCTATGTGGTATGTAGGGGGGGATAACAAAAATGGCGAAAGCAAGAAAGCTGGTAAGGCTTTCTTCAATTCCGACTACAATTTCAACATTGCAGAATATTTTCACTTTTGCAATAGGCTGTTAAAGAAAGAGCCTAAGGAACGAGGGAAAGCACCATGCATGATTGTGTTCTGTTCGTTCCAACAAATGCCAATGGTAATTGAATACGCTAATAAACATGGGTTTAAGAACTATATTCCTATCACGTTTAATAAAAACTATTCCGCACAAGTGCTAAAAGCTAATATGCGTATAGTTGGTGCTACTGAATATGCATTGATTTTATATCGTGAAAAGTTGCCTAAATTCAATAACAACAAAAAAATGATATTTGATCACTTTGAATGGAAACGTGATAACAAGAATATCATTCCTAATATCCACCCAACGCAAAAGCCTGTAAACGTACTAAAACGCTTAATAGAAATATTTACAGATGAGGGCGATGTAATCATTGACCCTGTAGCTGGTAGCGGTAGCACGTTAAGGGCGGCGATGGAACTGGGAAGAAGTGCATACGGCTTTGAAATTGATAGAAGAATGTATGCAAAAGCAAAAAATGAAATGTTGAGCGATGTAAAAGTTCAAACGAATTTGATGGAATTTGCAGAATAAGGCGGTGATGATATGCCTATCAATAGCAAGGATAAGGGCAAGCGTGGCGAAAGAATGTGGCGTGATGTATGCCGTGCTAAAGGGTTTGATAAAGTAAGGCGAACAGTCCAATATTGCGGTAATACAGGTGATGCATCGGACTGCATCGGATTACCTAACATACATCAAGAAGTGAAATTCGTTGAAAATTTGAATGTGCGTAAAGCATATGAACAGGCTGAACACGATGCAATTCAAGCAGATAATGGCGATATGCCAATAGTAGCATGGAAGAAAAGCAATAAGCCTTGGTTAGTAGTAATGAGTGCTGATGATTTCTTCCGCATCTATAGAGAAAGTGAATGGAGTGAGGAACATGGCAGTTAATACATCGGTATATGGAATACCATACAACTGTAAAAACTGGTTAGCATTAGCATCGGTAGTATGGGGCAATCTTGATACAAACGAGGCAATCAAGGTTATCGGTGGAAAAGGTAGCGGATTGCCTAAGAAAAGAACTATACAAGATGAATTCAAATTGATTGATGATGTTATTGCATTGTGTAAACAAGGTTTTAATAACAGACAAATCATGAAAGAATTGAACTTAACAAGCAATCAAGTAACAAGGGCGAAGATATGGGGTGATTGGATAAATGTTAGTAAAGAGATTAAATGAATATGTTGAGTTACCTACACGAGGTAGTAAATGGAGTGCTGGTTTAGATCTATATTGTCCGTTCGATGTTGTAGTACCAGCAGATGCACAGAAAAAAATACCACTAGGGATAGCGGTACAAATACCTGACTTTCATGTTGGTTTATTGGTTCCTCGTAGTAGCATGCATAAGACACCGCTACGAATGGCAAATAGCATGGGGGTAATTGATAGCGATTATACAGGGGAAATATGTGCAGTATATGACAATGTATCGTGCAAGAATTACACGATTAAGCGTGGCGAACGTATAGCACAGTTGTTAATTGTTCCGATATTATTGCCTGATGTTGAAGAAACAGACCGATTGTACGAAACAGAAAGAGGTAGTAATGGGTTCGGTAGTACAGGTAAATAAAAAAGACAGTAGATAGACAGAAAAGACAGTAGAAAGACAGAAAGTAGACAGTAAAAGGAGAAAACAAATATGAATAAATTAGTATTAGCAACAATGATTATGGGTGTGATTGGTGGCAATGTGTTTGCAAATGGTGTGGTTACAGGCCCTGTAGAACCTAACACACAAGCACCAGTAGTAAGCGGTTACAATTCTGTAGCCGTAGGGGCAAATACAGTAGTTACAGGCACAAATACAATTGCAATTGGCCGTGATAATAAAGCAACAGGAAATGATAGCGTTGTAATTGGCGGTGGAAACGGAACAATTGAAGCCGACCAAGCAAGCGTAATTGGTTACAACAACTATGTAGGCAACAATAAAGAACAAACTGTATTAGGTGCTAACAATACTGTAGACAATCAAGGTGCAATCGTAGTAGGCACACATAGTGTAGTGCGTGGTATTGATGCGGTAGTCATTGGAAACAATGCATCAGCACCTATTCAAAATAGCGTAGCGATTGGTACAAACAGTCAAACGGATAACCCTGTAGGTGTTCGACAAGTTGTATTAAATGGGGTAACTCACGTGTTCGCAGGTGAAAGCCCTAATAGCGTAGTATCCTTTGGCAGTAAGAAAAGCGATACATATAGCGGAATTAGTAATTACAACCGACAACTGCACAATGTAAGTGCAGGCCGTGTAGACCCTAGCAGTTTAGATGCAGTAAATGGCAGTCAGTTATTCGCAGCATATGACGAGATTAACGCCAATGGTACACACATTGCAAAACTTCAAAAGGATGTAAATTGTTTAGACAAACGAGTTACACGAAATACTACAAATATCTCTAATTTGACCTCTAAGGTGGATAACGGATTTACAACGATTAATAACACTCTAACCTCTACAAACGAGCGTGTAGGGCAAAATAGCCAAGCCATTTTAAACAATACGGATAGAATTAATAGCCATGAAACACGTATTACAGATTTAGAACGAAACACAGTAGGTCAAATCTCAAACGTGATGCATGAAGTAGCAAAAGCTGGTGCATCTAATGCTGCACTAAGTGCGTTACACTACCTAGGCTATAATTCTGATGATAAATTAACATTTGCGGTAGGCTACGGCCACTACAAAAACGCAAATGATGTGGCCCTCGGTATGTTCTATGCACCAACGGAACACGTTATGTTTAGCGTAGGTGCAACACTAGCCAACAAAATGATTAATGCAGGTGTATCTTTTAGACTTGGTAAAGGTAGTGAATATGAAACTAACCATAAAGGCAAAATCAAACAACTTGAAGAACTGGTTACTAAATTGGTAGCAGAAGTTGAAGAATTGAAAGCTGGTAAATAATGTGTACACCAATAGGAAGATATAAAGGCAATGTAGAAAAACTACAAACGAAAAAAGCAACTAAATTTGCACAAGAGTTATTCTTTAATGCGATCATGGGTGTATCGCTAGTAGCTTTGATATTTGGATTTGCGGTTTTAATTAAAGTATTGATTGGATAAGGTATAGGCGGTGAAATATCCGCCTTATCATAAGAGGTGAATATGAGAATTTATTATGATATAAAAAAAATAGGGTTACACGATACGACTTATATTTTGCAACGAGCCTTAACATTTGCTTATGAGGATTACTTATTTGAACCTGAAGTATCGTTGGATATGAATAGGTTTGTTATTGTGTACAGAAAATCAGACATAAAAATATGTATAGAAGTATCGATGTGTGAATTAAAGCATTTAAAAATTACATTAGAAGAATTTGTATTAAGAATAAAGAACAGAGTTATATCACAATACAGATACGAACTAGATAAACTCTATAATGGTGTGGCTGAATGATTGGATATAGCGGATATACAGAACATTCAGATTATTACATAGCACCGCATGACACATGGGAGAGTGCGTTTGAATTTCTAAAGCAACTGGCTTGTGAAAGTGGCGATGATGAATTTTGTATCGGTGAAATGCAAGATGATTTACAAGACAACGGAATGTTTATAAAAAACGTGAAGTGGTACAAGTGGAATGAAGATAAAGGAGAATGGGAACATGAACGATAAAGCATTTACAGATGAACTATTTAAACGCATGTATGATTTTGGCTATCGAAAAGCAGAAATCGAAGATGATACACTATTTTTCTTTGTAAACGAAAGAGATTATCTATGTCCATTTTCACCACGTGTACAAGTGAAATGTACATGCTTTGAAGAAAAAGACCAGCTAATTGATATTGCAGAGTATTTAGGTATTACTGATTGGAGCAAAGTACCCGTTGATACACCTGTATTAATTAGTAACGATAAAGAAATATGGTTTAAACGATATTTTGCGAGGTACGAAGATGGGAAAGTCTATTGTTGGTTAAATGGAAAAACATCGTGGACTGCTGAATGTGAATTTTCGACTGGACATTGGGACTATGCAAAACTAGCAGAGGTATAAACATATGGCGGAAAATTTAATTACAATTGGAATGATATTAGGTGTTTCACCTGTTTTAGCAGCGGTTTTAAGCGATGCCTTTGATACGTTTGAAGAGGGATGCGTGCGAATGTTATACATACAGGCGATAATTGGTATTGTGTTAATTATCTTTGGTGCTGGTGTTATGTTGGGTGGTGAGTAATATTTGAATGAACCGACAAAAAGCGAAAAAAGATTAATAAATAGTGCTAGAAAATACCTTGAGCCTGTAAAGACAGTTGATGAACAAATAAAGTCGATTGCAAAAGAGATAGAGCAACTACGATGTAACATCACATCGATTAGTGCAATAGATTATTCCAAGGATAGAGTGAGCGGTGGCGGTGTTCCATGTGGGTTAGAAAATAGCGTAGCAAGGTTTATTGATACGGAAAAAGAACAACGCAGACGGATTGATGAATTGAGCGAGTACAAGTGCGATGTAATCAACACGATCAATAGTCTAAGCGAAGAAATAGGCGGCACAATGTTACGTTATGAATACCTGCTTGGAATGTCAGCCAAACAAGCACATTCAGTTTTTGAGAACCAATTCAATGAAAGACAGGCTATGAGGTACAAAGAAAAAGCATTGATTGAAATAGGCAAGTTGAAATGTCAGTAAATGTCATGAAATGTCAGTAAATGTCAGTATAAACACCTAAAAACATATAGTAGAATATAAGGTGTAAGAGTTGCCAATGAGCAATTCTAAAAACTAAATAGCAATTGAGGTGCGGTTTTATATTTTGTATTTGAAAATCAACGAGTATTGTTTCTAAGTCATTACAATCTATATTATTTTCTAACTGTACCGCACCTCTTATATTGCA